TATCACAATTTAAGTGAGCAACAATTCCAAGATACCTGGCAGCAACTCCAAGGTATGGTAGGCTTGATGAAAACTGACTATAGTAGGGAGGATCTCTCATACGAAACTGTGCATTTACTCACAGAAGGAAGATATACGGAACCGAAAGGTGGCCCATCATATTGACAACTACATAACACTGAACTATAATTGAACTGAAGTTTATTCCAACTCATGGCAAAAGGATTTACTGTTAAGACTGTTCCACCTAAAAAGTCAAAAGGACCTGAATGGGACATTGAGGCGATTAAGGAGCGAATGAAAGGTAAGAAGATTGTATTCTGTCTACCTGGGCGCGGTTGCTCGTTTGTATTTTTAAAGAACTTTGTACAACTATGTTTTGACATGGTACAAAACGGTATGAGTATTCAGATCAGTCAAGATTACTCATCCATGGTTAACTTTGCACGTTGTAAGTGTTTAGGTGCAAATGTATTGCGTGGCCCTGATCAAATTCCATGGGACGGCAAACTAGAGTATGATTATCAGTTGTGGATTGATAGTGATATTGTCTTTACCACTGAGAAGTTCTGGCAATTGTGTGACATGGCATTGAATGATGAAGGTGAAGAGAAAGAGATTGTTGCTGGATGGTATTCTACAGAAGATGGTAGTACTACTTCCGTTGCACACTGGTTAGAAGAAGATGACTTCCGTCAGAACGGTGGTGTAATGAATCACGAAACTGTCGATTCGATCTCAAAACGTAGGAAACCATTCACTGTTGATTACACAGGATTTGGATGGGTAATGATTAAGAAAGGAGTATTTGAGAATACTGAAATGAAGTATCCATGGTTTGCTCCTAAGATGCAAATCTTTGAAAGTGGTGCAGTTCAGGACATGTGTGGTGAGGATGTATCATTCTGTTTAGATGCTATTGAAGCAGGATATGAGATCTGGTGTGATCCACGTATTCGAGTTGGGCACGAAAAAACTCGTGTTATCTGATTATTCTTATTAAATTATTGAGGTAAATTATGGCAGTACGTTCTAAAGTTGGAATTATTAAGGACGGGTTTATGCCCGGTACCCCCAAAAAAACTCGTCAAGGATCAGGTAAGCATACGAAGTATGCCGCGACATCTCGTAATGAAAAGCGTAAAACTTATCGTGGCCAAGGACGTTAAACGTTAATGGAAAATTGTCAATTAGAGGATGTATTTCCTTCACCCATTTTTAGAATTAAAATGGGATGGGATACATCCTTTCTTTATGAGAAATGTATTGAGTTAAGAAATAAAGATAGAGATAATAATATAGAAAAATCAAATGTTGGTGGATGGCAATCGCGATCAATTATTAATTGTGATTACATTTTAGATTCTGATCATATTAGACATTTAAGTGGTGTTATCAATAGTTGTAGTGAACATATAGGATTACCCAAACTTGAAATTGATAATTACTGGGTTAATATTAATGGATATAAAGATTATAATTCATTTCATGATCATCCCCGTAGTATATTAAGTGGAGCATATTATATTAAAACACCAGAAAATTGTGGTGCGATTGAATTTAGTCATCCAATGACTGCTATATTGCAACGTGACTGGGATCATCAAAATATTGCTTTTAATAGATTTACATCATCATTATGGAGATATCGGGTTTCTGAAGATTCACTTCTCTTATTTCCTTCATGGTTAAATCATAGAGTTCTTCCTAATTTAAGTTCAGAAGAAAGAGTATCAATATCCTTCAATTCAACGTATATTAAATAAGGTAACAGTATTGTTATTTTATGGCAGCGTTAATTTGCAATCTTCCCTCAGTAGAAGTGTGGGTAAGAAAAGAATATCTAACTGATCATCAATCTGGTTGGGGTGAGTATGTAAAGGGCGTTTGGGTATCGGCTAAGTCGATTCCTGGACGTGCTTTTTATTTTGAAACATACTTACCAGAATATGCAGCAATGTATGATAAGTTACCAATAAGTGCATTTCTTTCGGAACCGAAGAAACCTGATCCTGATATGAGTTTACAGAATTTACAATTTTGGAACTGTATGGATTATGGTGTTGTCGCAATTACAAAGCAGTTTATTGGTAGTATGGACTATGAAGTCTATACAAGAGATCATGGTACAATGAAAGGTACATATGTTTGTACCATTGATAATTATCATCAAGATCCTGATGTAATTGATTATGCTACTAGTGAGAATCCAGCAGAACATAAATCGCATAATTTAATTGAATTAGTTAACGGACAATATTGTCTGTATCCTAATAACAGAACAAGAATATATGATAATAGTTTGACACCTGAGAATCCAAAGATTCCAGACTTTAAGGTATCAACTGAGTATTATCAAGTTGAGAATGGTTATGAAAGAATGGGACTTGGTGATCAAGAAAGTTATTTCTGGAAAACTGCTCAGGAACGAGATAAATAAAGCATAATTGCTTGTAAATAGGGTGCCGATAGAACGTGCCAGTAAATCATTTAAAGACATTTCGATGTCTTTTAAAGTAAGTCCGCTTACTTATGATTTGATTGCAAATAAAAATGAAACTGCAATAGCACGTTCAATTCGTAATTTAATCCTCACTGCTCCTGGTGAACGTCCATTTAATCCTGAATTAGGATCACAAGTGAGTCGTTTATTATTTGATCCTATTGACGATATTACAACTGACGCTTTAAAGGAGCAGATCGAAAATACAATTAATAATTTTGAACCTAGAGTAAGATTGCGTCAAGTGGTAGTTCAACCAAACTTCGATGCAAATGAATATGATATCTCTATTCGTTATGACATTGTTGGGATAGAAGCAACTCCTCAACAATTATCATTCGCATTACAACAGACACGATAATGGCACTAGTCAACTTTGCCAATTTAGACTTCGATCAGATCAAACAGTCAATTACTGATTATCTGCGAACGAATTCTAATTTCACTGATTACGATTTTGAAGGATCTAATCTTTCAACAATTATCGATGCGTTAGCGTATAATACGTATATAACCTCATATAATGCCAATATGGTATCTAATGAGGTATTCATTGATTCCGCCACCCTCAGGGAGAACGTGGTGTCTCTGGCGAGGAATATTGGTTATACTCCTAAGTCTGCTAAATCTGCTAGAGCAAATATAACGTTTATTGTTGATACTGCTGATTACGCTATCAAACCTCAAACTATAACTCTAAACAAAGGAATTGTAGCAGTATCAAATGGGCTTGGTAATGAAAGTTATACATTCTCCATTATGGAGGATATTACAGTACCAGTAATAGATAATATCGCAACTTTTGCTAATATTGATGTATACGAAGGATCATATTTAACAGCAGAATATGCATATAATACATATGATCCTAATCAAAAATATATTTTAGAGAATCCAAATATTGATACTTCAACAATTAATGTAATTTGGAAACCGTCTGAAAGATCTTCGGTAAAAAGAAAATATCACTTATCTAATTCTTTATTTGAAATTGATGGTAACTCTGCAGTATATTGGATTCAAGAAATTGAAGATCAAAGATATGAATTAATTTTTGGTGATGGTGTATTTGGACGTGCATTACAAGAACCAAACTTTATCAGTGTCGCATATATTGCAACTAACGGTTCAGTTGGTAATGGAATTGACTCTCTTAATTTTAATGGTAAATTAACAACATCTAGAGATAATGTAGAAATTAAAGCAGGTATTTCTAGAATAACTGTAAATACACCCTCTTTTGCAGGAGATGATGTTGAAAGTGTTGAATCAATTAAAAAGTACGCACCTCAAACCTACGCATCTCAGAACAGAGCAGTAACTTCTACTGATTACGAATATATTATTCCTAAGATCTATCCAGAAACAGAATCTATTTCTGTATTCGGTGGTGAAGAATTAAATCCACCACAATTCGGAAGAGTATTTGCAAGCATCAAACCAATCAATGGTGCTTACCTTTCTAACTTAGTTAAAGATAATATTAAAAGAGAAATCAAAAAATACTCAGTTGGTGGTATTGATTTGCAGATAACTGATTTGAAATATCTTTACATTGAAGCACTTGTTAATGTTTACTATAATTCAAATGATGCAAATAATGAAAGTCAGATAACTTCTATCGTCTCTCAAAATATTAATAGATATTCCAATTCAACTGAAGTTAATAAGTTTGGAGCAAGATTTAAATATAGTAAATTTTTAAATGTTATTGACAATAGTAATTCTGCTATTACCTCTAATATTACTACAATTCAAATGAGGAGAGATCTCAGAGCATCTCTTAATACGTTTGCTGAATATGAAATTTGCTTTGGTAATAGATTCCACATTGTCAATCATGGACATGGAACTCATAGAGGTAAAATTGGATACAATATTAAATCTTCAGGATTCCAGGTAAGTGGAGTTGCTGGAACCGTTTATCTAGTTGATAAGACAGATTTTTCTTTAGAAACAGGATCAATTGATTTAATAAGATTAAAGTCAGCAACTGAAGCTACTATTGTTAGGAGAAATATTGGTACTATTGATTACATAAAGGGTGAAATTAAACTGAATCCTATCAATATTATTTCCACATCTATAAGCAGAGACTTCCCCATAATTGAAATCTCAGCTGTGCCATATTCAAATGATATTATCGGATTACAGGATCTTTATATTCAACTAGATACTAATAACATAACAATAAATTCTATTAATGATAGGATTGCTTCTGGTTATGATATATCAGGATCTGACTATATTGTTTCTTCAAGTTTTGCAAATGGAAGTTTAGTGCGTGGAGTAGTTGATGCGATAGCAATAAATCAAACACCAAACGTTCAATCAACTACATCGAGAACAAATTCTACTTATACTCCACCATCTAACAATCGTACAACTACTCGTACAACTACACCTAGTGCAACCACAAGTTCAACATCTTCAAGTTCAACATCTTCAAGTTCAGCATCTTCAAGTTCAACATCTTCAACTTCCACTCCTACTTATTCATACTAAAGACGTAAGATGATATCAACCGATTTACAGCGAGTACAGATTCAGGATATTATTGAGTATCAGTTACCTGCATTTGTAAGGGATGATTTTCCACTTGTTGGTGAATTTTTAAAGCAGTATTATATTTCTCAAGAATATTCAACTGCACCCTCTGATATCATACAGAATATTGACGAATACGTCAAACTTGAAACTCTTTTAGAAGGAGAAGATGAAACTCGTCTTGATGTTGATATTGATTTTAGCGATTCAACTATAAATGCAACTTTTGATTTACGTAATGATCAGTTTGGTACTTATAAATTTCCAGAGAGATATGGACTTATTCAAATTGATGATGAAGTAATATTATATACAAGTAGAAATAATTATCAATTCTTTGATTGTGTTCGTGGATTTAGTGGTGTAACTGCGTTTAGTGATAATGATGAAGAACTGACATTCACCAGATCTGGGGCAACATCGCACACACAGGGTGCGAAGATTATAAATCTAAGCAATATTTTATTAAGAGAGTTTTTAGTAAAACTTAAAAAACAAATTGCTCCTGGATTTGAAAAAAGATCTTTGAGTTCTGATGTAAATGAGAGACTTTTCTTATCAAGAACAAAGGATTTTTATCAATCAAAAGGAACAGACGAATCTTTTAAAATTCTTTTTGCTGCTTTATATGGAGAAAAAGTAGAGGTTATTAAGCCAAAAGAGTTTCTCTTTAAGCCTTCTGATGCTGAATATAGAAAAACAAAAGATATTGTCGTAGAGGCAATTGTAGGTGATCCTACAAATTTAAAAAATCAAACTCTTTATCAAGATTCATATCCAGAATATGGGATACCTCAATCTTATGCTACTGTTATTGATGTAGAAAAACTTCAAAGAGGAAGTAAAACTTTTTATCAACTAAGTGTTGACTTTGATTATGGTAAAGATATTATTCTTTCTGGCGGAACTATCTCCGGGGATTTTTCCGCACATCCGAAAACTCAAAATACTATTTTAGTATCAACTGGTTCATCAATTATTGATGTTGATTCAACTATTGGTTTTCCTGAAAGGGGAGAACTGAGCATCAATGGACAAAGTGGTATTCTAACTTATAGATCTAAAAACCTAACTCAATTTACTGACGTAGGTGTAGCACATACTACAGTCGTTGGAACTGGTGCTCAAATCGATCTGGGAACTGAATTAAGACTAAACGTTAGTGCATATGGTTTCTTAGGAATTAACCCTGTCTCAGTCGCTTCTAGCGATGCCTCAGCGGTAGGAGTAGCAACAACATCTAAGATTGAAGTGCGGTTAGGAAATGTACTTTCTAACAATGTCGTCTATGATGAAACTTCTTATTACAATGATAAAGATACTATCAACATTAAGTCGCTTGGTATTTCTACAATATCTCCTCTTACAGATAATTGGTTCAATAACGTAAGTGTTAGATATGATGTTAGATCAATTGAATTAATTGACTCATCTAACTTTACTTACAGAATTACACTATTTGCAGATAACGACTTTAAGATTGGTGACAAATTAACCGTGCTTCAGGCAGATAGCACTGAAAGGCAAGGAGTTATTATAGATTTTGATAATTCAAAACAATTCCTCCTGTCAAGAACTGGTTTATTAACTGGTACACACTTTAGTGTAAGAAGAAATATTCTTAAACCAGATATTAGTAATGTTAATAACAAAAAATATTCTTACGCACAAAATATTCCGGCGAATGTACAGAATACGTATGCAAAATATAACGGTGATGTTTTAGTTGCATCTTCATCTATTCCTTTTTATCATGACACTCCTTTAAGTTTCTATGATAGAAAAGTATCTCTGGATGGTGTTTATCAAGGAGAGACATTTTCTATTGATAGAAATCACGGTTTTGTAACAGGAGACAAAGTTTACTATGATTCTTATGTTTACACTGATCAGGATGGTGCTCCTGTAGAAAGCAGATTTCCTGAAATTTTACCGGGATTATTTTATGTAAAAAAAGTTGATGATACATCATTTAAAATTGCCTCTAGTTTAACTAATCTTGATAGCGATACTTTTATTTCAGTATCTGGAATCGTAACTAGTAATTTCCTCTGTGCAAACAATTTTTATAATAAAAATTTAGAAAATCAACAATTAGTAAGAGAATTTAAAAAATCTCCTGTTAACAATGGTGGAGATTATGTAACACTTCCAGGTAGAACTGGTATGTTGGTAAATGGTGTTGAGATTTTAAATTATAAATCTGGAGATAGTATTTACTACGGAACAATTAATAATGTTATTGTATCAGCTGGTGGTGATGGTTATGATGTTATAAATCCTCCAATTCTGTCAATCCAAGATACTACTGGAATTGGTGCAACTGGACTTGTAAATGTAAAGGGAGAATTAGATAGAATTGATATTATTGATGGAGGGTTTGATTATATTTCAGATCCAATAATCACAATTACAGGTGGAAATGGCTCTGGTGCAAGTGCTACTGCAAATACAAAACTGATCAATCACTCAATTTCATTCTTTGCAACAGCAGATAATCCTCAAATAGGATTATCTTCAGAAACAATTGGATTTACTACTTTCCATAAATTTAGAGAATCTGAAAAGGTAGTTTATAAAACCGATGGACAAACTGCCCTGGGTGGACTTTCTGACGATGCCGAATACTATATTAAAATTGTTGATACAAAAACTGTAAAATTATTCTTAACTGAAGCGGATTCTATCCTCGGAACTAATCCAGTAAATATTTCAGCATATAGTGATGGCATTCATAGATTTGAATCTTTTGAAAAGAAACGTATCGTTTCTAACGTAGTTGTAACCTCGTCTGGTTTAAACTATGAAAATAAACAGAGAACATCTTCAATTGCTGGTATTAATACTGCTTTAGATCAGATTAATATCAAGAACCATGGTTTTGTATCTGGAGACACCGTAACATACTCTGGAGACGCTTCTGGACTTAGTTCAGATCAGAATTACATTGTTACTGTCGTTGATACAGATAACTTTAAGTTGTCATCTGTGGGTGTAGGAACAACTGCAAAGATGTTCTACTATGACACCAATCAATATGCAAAAATTGAATCTAGTGGAACTGGATCTCATACATTTAACTATCCTCCAATTTCAGTAACTATATCTGGAGAAATTGGAATTAATACCGTAAGTGGACAAGACTTTAATGCTAAACTTCAACCAGTATTTAAAGGATCTATTGAATCAATTCACTTAACAAACAATGGTGTTGGATATGGATCAAGTGAGATTATTAACTTTAACAGACAACCATCCTTTAGATTACTTAGTGGTAAAGATGCAAGTCTCTTACCTATTGTTAATGATGGTAGAATTCAGGAAGTATTAGTGTTAAATGGTGGTTCTGAATTTAACTCAGCACCTCAATTAGTAATCAATGGTGAGGGTAGTTTTGCTAAAATAACTCCTGTTATTGTTAATGGTGAGATCGATAGAGTTATTATTGATAATCCGGGTATTGATTACACTGATACTACTACTGTAAGTATAATATCAAATGGATTAGGGGCAAACTTAACTGCTGAAATTAATCAGTGGACTTTAAATCTTTTTGAAAAATATAAAAATATTATAAGTGATGATGATGGTATATTAGATGCATCTCTATCTGATGATTATGGAATACAGTATACTCATCTTTATGCTCCAAGAAAACTTAGACAAAGTGTATTTGGCAAAACTTTATCCGGTACTACAAATTTTGGATACAGTGATTTAGCAAAAGGAACAAAATATGGAGTTTCTGATTTAAGAATTGATGCAGCTAACGAAGAAATTGTTTCCGAATTCCACTCTCCTATAATTGGTTGGGCATATGATGGTAATCCCATCTATGGCCCCTATGGTTTTGATACCAAAACTGGTGGAGTTATCAGAGCGATGAGAAGCGGATATAGTTTAGTGCAATCTTCAAATCGTCCTCCGTTATCATTATGGAACAATGGATTTTTCTGCGAAGATTACAAATTTACTGGGGATGGAGATCTCGATGAATATAACGGTAGATATTGTATAACTCCAGATTATCCTAACGGTGTATATGCGTATTTTGCAACCATAAGTGACGGTGCTGTCGCTGGTGATGGATTGTTTGAAAACTTTAAATTACCACAATTCCCTTACTTTATTGGTAATAAATTTAAATCTCAACCAAACGAATTTAATTTTAAAAATAGTTCGTATCAGGGAAAATATGATATTGTAAGTGATATGTGGTTGAGAGACACCACATCTTATGGATTAACAAAAGATAATGTTTCATATGAATTTGTAACTGAACCATATAAGGTTTATACAGAATCAATTGATATTACTTCTACTTCCGTTGGCACTATTGATAATGTTGGTATTATCACAGGTGGTAGTGGATATAAAGTAGGAGATAAAATAGTCTTTGAACCTTTAACAGGCGCAAGTTCTGCTAATGCAAAAGTTTCAAGAGTTTCTGGTAAAGTTATTGATGATATAAGTGTTGAGTCTTTATCTTTATCTGAATTAGAAATTTCTCCGATTGATTCTTCGGGAAGATTTGTAGCATTTGCATCATCATCTCACAACCTTACTAATACAGATCTAGTCACTTTGTCTGGATTTAATACTTCAATTAATATTTCCAACAAATCTTATAACATTGGAGTTACCTCTAGTTTTTACAATTTAAGTTCTGGTGTCAGCACTTCTGGCAATACGGGTATTGTTACATATTTCTCTGTTGGAGGAGGAATTATTAATCGTGGACTTCTTTCCATCAGAGAAAATGATATCTTAACTTTGGGATCTGAAAAAGTTCGCGTACTTAACGTTGATAATAAAAGCTCACGTTTCAGAGTTGAAAGAGCTGTTAGCAGCACAGTTTCTGCTGCTCATACTGCAACTACATCACTAATTGAAGATAGTCGTAAGTTTACTTTCTCAGCAAGTAGAGAAAATAAAGTTGATTTTGATCTGAATAAACAAGTATATTTTGATCCCCGCGAAACCTTAGGTGTTGGTACTTTAAGTGGTGTTGGAATTGGTTCAACGGTATTCTTCTCCAATCCAGGTGCGGGTATCACTCAAAAATTTGTATCTACAAAAACATTATTCATTCCTAATCATGAACTTTATACTGGAGATGTAGTTGTTTACAATAACGGCGGCGGAACATCAATCGAAGTTGATAAAAATCCAACTGTTGGAACCACTTACAGAATTGCTAATGATACACCTCTCTATGTTGCTAAAATTAGCGCGAATGAAATTGGTATTCAAACATTTAAAGTAGGAATTGGATCTACTGGAACTTTTGTTGGTATCGCTGATACCACAATGAATTCTGGATTACTGCACTTCACTGGTATTGGAACTGGTGTAATGCATAGTCTCAAGACTCTTAGAAGCAATGTTGTTACTGCTGAGGCTATAAGAAATAGAGTTACTGTTGCAACTGCTTCTACTCATGGATTGTCTATTGATGACAAAGTAAGAATGTCAGTTAAACCTGGTGTTATTACTAATATTAGTGTTAAGTATAATGATCATAACAGAAGAATCGTATTTAATCCTTTGGGATTTACCACTGCAGGTGTAAGTACATCTCAAAATACTATTGAAATTTCAGATCATGGATTTAATACTGGTGATAAAGTAATTCTTGATTCTAATCCAGCTCCTACTGGACTTGAGGATCAAAAAATCTATTACATTAATAAACTTTCTAAAGATAAAATTAGACTTTGCAAATCAAGATATCAGTCTGAACAGTTCAATCCAAGTTTCATTTCAATTGATATTGCAAGAAAAGGAACTTTACTACCAATTAATCCCTCTTTAAATGTATACTCAGGTAATACTGTTGTATTTGACTTAAGTGATTCTTCACTTTCTTCACTTAATAATTCTTCGTTATATTCTGCATTTGATCTACATCTTTACACAGATTACAATTTTACTGATGAATTTAGTGGATCATTAACAAGTAGTAAGTTTGAAGTTACTAAATTAGGTAAAGTTGGTATTGATGCGAACGCAAAACTTACTTTAGTAGTTAATGATGATGTTCCCAAGAATATTTTCTATAAATTCTCACCGATCAATATCGACTACACTACAGAATCAAAGAAAAATATCGTCATTGACAAAGAAATTGATGGATTTAACAAGATTAATGTTATAAACAGCGTGTATACAGGAGAATTTTCTGTAGTCGGTGTTGGTACAACCACCACCTTTAAATATGATGTTAAAAAACTTCCAGAGAGAAGTTCTTATAATAAGTTTAATGGTGGATTATCTTACGATACTAGTTCAATCAATGCATACGGTGGAATTTCTGATATCATTATTTCTTTTAAAGGAGCAAACTATAACGAGATTGTTGGAGTATCCACTGTTGAGGGAACTATAACAGGATCTGGTGCTGTTCTTGAACCCTTTAGTAATACAATTGGAAAAGTTCTTTCAACAAAAATTTCAAATATTGGATTTGACTATCCAACCGATTTTACTATTCGTCCAACTACTAATTTACCAGAGGTTCTTTTACTTGAATCTCTAACTTCATTTGAAGAAATTGGAATTTCATCCGTTGGTAGAAATTACTCACTTGCTCCAAATTTAGTTGTTTTAGATGGATTAACTGGTAAACATATTGATGATGTTGATCTTTTCTATAGTTTAGGTGATTCTAAAGTCACCATCAGAAATAACACCAAAGGACTTAATAATGTAACTCCAACAATTATTCCTATAAGTAACTCAAACGGTGTTCCTATTGAAAGAATAACATATAATACTTCAACTAAGTTAGCGACTGTTGGTTTTGACACTGGATTCTCCGATAAGTCCCCGTTTGCCGTAGGTGATAAAGTACTTATTGAGAATGTTAGTGTTGGTGTTGGTTCCACAGGAACAGGATTTAATTCATCTGACTATGGATATCATCTGTTCACACTAACTGATGTAAACATTCCTGTAGGTGGTAATGTTGGTGTTGTTACATTTAGTATGGATGAAGTTCTTAATGATAATATTCATGCAGGAAACTACGATACAATAAATTCTGCTGGAAGAATAATAAATCAAAGTTCTTTCCCACAATTTAATATTAAACTGAAAAAGAATAATTTCTTACTTGGTGAAACAGTTGTATCAAACGGTGGTGAAGGAAAGGTTGATAGTTGGAATAATAGAATTGAACTTTTGAAAGTTTCGACATCAAGAGACTTTGTAGTTGGTGATATTGTAACTGGACAAACTTCAGGAACTCAAGGCACCGTTAAATCTAAAATTGATTATAATTCCGATATAGAAACAGCATCTTCATCTATAGTAGAGAAGGGTTGGAATAAAACGACTGGATTCTTCAATGATAATCAGCAAAGAATTCCTGATAATTTCTATTATCAAAACTTTTCTTATGCAATTAAATCTAAAATTCCTCTACAAAATTGGGATGATGCTGTAAGTTCTTTAACTCATACTGCAGGGTTCTTGAAATTTAGTGATTTAGTCATTGAATCTGCTGATGATAGAGTTGGAGGAACAGTATTTACTGATTCTTCTTCAACAGTATCACTAGTCGTTGATATTCTTCCTACTACAACGTATGGAAATGGCAATTTTGGTGGAGGAATTAGCTTAAATTGCTATCCAGCATTTGATTTAGTAACTGAAAACTCAAAAATTGCTTCTGGAACCATCTATTCCGATAGAATTTTCTTAGAAAATAGAGTTTTAACTGATTATTTTGAGTCTGTAGGTAATAGAGCCTTAATAATTGACGACATCAGTAAGCAATTTAATAGTGTAGAACGTCCCACTAAGTTTAGTGTTGTTAAAAAATTCCCAGTTGATCAAAAATCTAAGAAAATTTTAACTTATGTTCGTGATAAAGTAATTACTTCCGAAATACAGGCGTCACTTGTAACTTTAGTTCATAATGGATCAATCGCTGAAGTATTAAATTATGGCAGGGTAGAATCAACGTTGGATTTGGGATCTTTTGACTTCAGTATTGCAGGATCTGAGGGACAACTTTTATTCTTCCCCACAAAATTTAGAACACAAAACTACAATGTATCATATTGTAGTTTCGATCTTGACAATACTATCTCTGGTATTGGATCATTTTCACTGGGTGAAATCTGCAATATTGAATCTTCTCAAGTTGTAGTACCTGCAGCAACAAAAACAACAATTGTAGGGATAGCATCAACATATAGATCATCAAAAGTTCTAGTTGAATTGCAAGATCAAAGAGGAATTACTGCTTTTAATGAACTTAATATTATTCATGATGGAACTGACGCTCAACTTCTTGAATATGGCGATGTTTCAACTGATTTTGGATCAACTGTAACTGGACTTGGAACATATTCAATCGACATGTCTGGAGGTGATGTAAATGTTGAATTCACCCCTGCAGTTGGACTTGCTCTCACTGCTAACACAGTAAGAGTTTCTTTATCAAGCACTGAATCTGTTGGTGTTGGAACAACAGTTATTGGACTTGCTGGACAAAATATTTCAGAACTTCAATCATTCCACACTACACTAGCATCATCATCTAATCCTGGAATCCATACTATTGCTTCTTATACTTGTGCGGGCACAAATGACTATCAAGCAGCATATTACATTGTAAGTATAGAAGATACTACAAATGATGAATATCAATTATCTGAGATCATTGTTGTTAATGATGACTCTAGAACATTTATTACTGAATATGGTGTATTAACTACAGGAAGTGGTATCGGTACAATTGGATCTCTCACTGATGGTACCGAAACTCATCTTCAATTTACACCTCCTGCTAATACTGATGTTCAAACAAAGGTATATCAGCAAGCAATTCAGTTAGTATCTGTTGACGATACTCTTGATCATGAAATTGATTTAAACAATGCATCTATTACAGCAGGTTATGGTTTCTATGAAGGTACTGCCATTGATGTTAGAAGGCAATTTGAATTAAATCACAAAGGAAGGCCTATTTTCCAAAGAACTTTTGATGGTGGTGATACAAATGTTGTAGATCTAACTAATAATCAAATTACTGTTCCAAATCACTTCTTCACTACTGGAGAACCTCTTAATTATTCCGTTGGAGTTGCTACACATGTTCGTGTTGGTATTGCAACAACTACTTTTGCTGGA